GAATCGGCTAAACCTCCTGATGAGGCTGATGTATGAGTGATGTTTTCCCCACTCCATTTGTTTAATGCAGACCCATAGGTAGTTGTAGTTATTTCTTCTACAATTTCTTGAGTCGTTGTAGTTGTTGAATTCATTGACCCCTGTGTAAAATTGGGAGTCACTAATTCTGCTTTTACAACAGTTGGTGATAGCAGTAACAGCGTTATTAACCATTTCTTCATTCTTCCTTTTTCTTTACCATAGGACAATCAACGGTTTTTCCGTTGCCATTTTTATTACCAGTAGTCAAGCCAAAAGTTGCAAGTGCTCCAGTAAATACCGAAGCAACAAACGTAATATCGCTGTTGCCAGCTTTCTTGATCATAGGTATTTCTACATAGTTCATGGTAATTATAAA